AATTAGTCTGACTTGTATCAGACAAAGTAATCTGAGGGTTGGCGTCCGTTATATTTATGTCTGCGTTGAATGTTGCAAGACCACTAAACGAACCTGTAGTAAACGATCCCGCTGCCGCACTTGCGCCGCCAATTACAGTGCCATCAATAGCACCACCACCAATATCTACGGAGTTCGATAAAAAATTGGTGATCGTAAAGTTGCCCGTGCTATTAGCAATGGTTGCCGATGGCGTACCATCATTTGCAGAAATACTGGCCGTCTCTACGTCAGTAGCGTTAACTACGTCATCTTTGAGCAATACGCTGTCAATCGTGACACCGCTACCCGCAGAGGTTTCGTTGATTGTATTGGTTTTAAGCGCCTGACCCGCAGTAACCTCCGGGTTGGTTGATCCAGAAGTGGCTCCATTAGCTAGAACCTCGGCCCACGTATCGACCGTGCCGACCTGTGAATCTACATACGCTTTAATAGATTGCTGAGTAGCAAGCTTTGTGGCGCTATTAGACGCCATATTGTCTTCGTCTTTAATGCCGGTAACAGTTGCGCCGTCACCTGCAATGTTTAAACTGGTGTTAGCAACAACCGCTGTACCGGTTACTGCTGCCGCTGTAGAACCACCAATAACAGAGTTATCAATAGTACCGCCGTTAATATCGGCAGTAGTAGCGGTTAAGGTAGGTGTGGTAATTTCAGTAGCACGTAATTTGGTGAAAACGTCAGTAACAGTAGCTGCACTTGCGCCGCCACCATCGAACTTAACTACCATGTCTACGCCAGCCGGTATTTCTAAGTCCCGACCAGAATTATATGTGCCTTGGAAAAGTAAAATAGACCGGCTACCTGCCAGACTATTTCTAACAAAAACTATTTTTTCAGCGTCATTTGGGACTAACTGAACGTATACAGAACCCCCAAGATCGCCTGAACTGTAAAATTCAATCCACTTGTTGCGCCCATCAGAGGTCGCACCGTTAGTGATATTTAAAGCATTTGGTGATCCGGATGAACCCGCGCTAGTAAGCGTAACTCGCTCTGCGCCATTGATCGCTTGATCCAGAATATCGAAATTGACGTTTGTAGTATCACCCCATGTACCCGACTGCTCACCAGTGGCCGGTTTTTCAATACCGAGGTTAACTGTATAGGTACTTGGCATCTATTTTATCCTCACGCTGCTATTTGCGTCCAATTTGCGCTCTGGGTTGGTTCTTCCTCCGACCATGACGGCGACTGGTTAACATCTATCTCACTATAACCCGGATTTTGATCCGGGACAATGTTAGAGTATACCAGTACGTTTCCGACACCACCTGTTGCGCTGACTCCTATTACATTTATTACAGCATCACTTTCTACTGTGACACTTCCGACTTGACCTGTTCCACTCACACCACCAACGTTAATTGTTTGACCAGTTCTTACCGAAACTGATCCAGTGGTGCCTGTCGCAGACAAGCCTGTTACCGGCACATTAGCTTCACCATCAACTGTGGCGTCGCCTACCTGACCGGTAGCTTCAAGACCTGTTGGGAAAACATTGGCTTTTGCAACAATCGTTACTGAACCAACGGACCCTGTGGCCTCAAGTCCTGTGACGGGTACAATTGCGCCAGCTTCGACGCTTACGGAGCCTACGACCCCTGTTCCCGACACACCCGTAACGTTTACGTTTGCATCTGCGGTGACCGATACGGAGCCTACTGCTCCAGTTCCGGCCAATCCGGTGACGGGGACATTCGCACCAGCAGTTATGCTGACCGAACCGACCTGCCCTGTTCCCGCTACGCCTGTAACGTTAACATTGGCATCTGCCGTTGTAGTGACACTGCCCACTTGGCCAGTACCAGCTACCCCTGTTACAGATACGTTGGCGGCTGCGTTAATTGTTACGCTGCCAACACTACCTGTTGCTTGTAGTCCTGTTACCGGTGCATTGGCATCAGCCGTGACCGTTACAGAACCTACAGAACCCGCAGCTTGTGGTAGCCCACTCTGGGACCACGGGCCTGCGCCCCAACCTGAACGGCCCCAGCCGCCTATTGGGACGATTACGTCAGCCATTACGCTATCCGTATAATCGCGTTACTTGCATCAGCAGTTGGAAAAACAATCGTAAAATCACCTGCGGTGGATGTTTTGTCCGCGCCGAAATCCAAAACTACAACGCTCGGATTGGTTACCGAAAGTGACGTAGTATTGGGAGTAGTATTATATATCAATGCCCCACGTGCCGTAATTGTTGCATTTGAGAACGTTTCGTCTTGAAAGTCCGTTAGTGCCGTAGTTCCGGATGAAGTAGGATCGACGTTAGTCAAAGCTCCGCCACCCGCAGTGTAACCTGTTCCACTTACTTCGTTACTGGTAGTGTACGCAGTAGTTGCAGCATTGAAAGAGGCGCTGTTGGTGTAAAGAGCAATTTTAAAGGTATCGCCGTTGGCGAGATCAAAGTCGTGGACACCGTACAATAGCTCTTTCTTGAACGATGTACACATGAAGTTTCCGCTGAAAGCCATGGTTACAGTCTCCTAATTAGTTCCGCAAGTTCTTGATTACCAGAATCAATAATTGCGTTGTACACGGTTGTTCTATCACTTTTAATCGCTTCACGCATGTAAAATTCTAAAACTTTTACAATGTGTTGACGAAAGGCGTGTGCTTGTGCCTGTATTGCAGGGTTTGCAGAATCACTAATAGATATTATTTTATTAGCGCATCTCTCTGCAATTTCCTCTGGTGTGAATCCCCGGTTCTGGGTGGTGTGTACTTCCACCTTGAAGTCAGGGTTCATATCTAGTTCTAATGCTGGGAAGCTCATTGTTTCGGCCTCACTAACATACCAGTGCGATAATCATCGGTTACTTCTTTGTTTTCACCCAACATTTTCATGCCGGTCATCGCTTCTGTAAATCTTTTTTCATACGCAGCCATTATATCCTGTTCACCCTTCATATAGATATATGCTTCAATTAAGCTGCCATAAAGCATGGCCATCTGCGCGTTTTCGCTTAACCAAGTTGTACCACTTCCCGCTCCAGCCGTTAAACTAGCCGGTCTATAGAAGTAATGTAACTCCACAGCCCTTGCTGCATCGGGAGTAGGACCGATAATAAAATTATCAACGTCAAATACCGCGTAAAACCGCGGATTACCCGTCGTTGCGGGGTTGGGGTTAAAGGATTGTACAAAATCAGTGTCCTTAAACTCTAAAAACGTCTTGTCGCTGTTAGCATCTACAAAAGAAAGCGAAAACGGGGCTAAAAAGTCACTAGGACAAGCCAAATACTGGTTTGCCTGCGTCATATTGCCGCTGACGTTCTTGCGAAACAGGCTCAACTGCACGTTTTTGAGTATTCTTTCCTCCGCCTGACGTATAAACACAGGCAAATTGTTTACAAAAGACGTTTCATCGTTCTCTGCGTAGTCTTGTATCGCTGTTTTTAACTGATCGTATGTAAAACTCATGGTGTCACCACCGATACGGTGCCCACGGCACCTTGTAAAGCGTCAGTTATATCAAGTTCCGAAGGCATTTCTGCTGTTCCCGCTGTACTCCAGTTACCATTACCTAAGTAAACAATCCCGTTTGTAGTAACAATAAGAAAAGCACTGGTAGGGTTAGGAGAGTCTGGTCTAGCGCCTTGTAAGGCCTGCGGATCAGATACAGTTCTAAAAGGACCAAGTTGTGGCTGCTTTGGTTCGTACTCATCTGGACCCACAAGCAATCCGTTCCACTCTTTTTTCATCACCTTGTAGGGGTATCTGAAACCAGAGCGGTCTGAAATAGCGTATGCGTTTTTACCCGATGCGTACTTTGCCATCAGCCCGTCCTATAGTATTCATATCTAGGGACAACGTTAAATGAAGACCTATCACGATCCTCGGTTGCGGCCCTATCAAATTCTTCTTCATACATGGCTTTGAGCATTTGAACCCTATTCGGAGCCCGCTTCAACGCAATGTAATAAGCCAGTCCTGCTGCCAAACACGGGTAGAACCTAAAAGGTAGGTCCATTGTGTTGGTGTAAACGTCCGCATCGTCCATACGAGTAAGTGCATCGTAATAAATAACGTCCGTACTGTTCTGTGGAACAGGCCAAATTTTAAGGTTTGGAGTGATCTGACGGTCTAAGAAGAACTGATTAGGCCTACTTTGTGTCGTTTTTGTCGGAATTGTCAGATATTCATCCCGGCTTAAACGCTCTAAAGCATAATCTGTGCCGTCTCTGCGAATGATTACAGACAATACGTCAATAATATCGCCACTCAGGTTGTATTCTCCAGTGCCTTGCACAAGAGTTAAAGAACGCTGTTTAATGGTCCACTGGTTTAACCCACGGTTAGCCCAGTCGGCCAGCAATAGATTTAACGAACGCTTTGCCGTCTTCAGGTCGTAACCAGTACGCACCTCAAGGCCGCATCGCTCAAACGCTTCTTCAACGTATTCAGCAACGTCCAGTTCAAAATCTTTGCTATTAGAAACAGTCATTATTTCTTCTTCTTAACCATTCCACCGCCGCGCATCTTCTTTACCATGCCGCCGCCGCGCATTTTCTTAACCATTCCACCTGCTCTCATTTTTTTAGCCGGTGCTTTTTTCTTACGTGGTTTCATCGCCATTTTTCAGTCTCCTGTATAATTGCTCTCGCTTGTCAAATATCTCACAAGCGTTGTATTCGCCATCATAACTATCATAATATCCCTTTTTGTCCAACTTGTCTGCTGCTTCTTGTAGCTTGGACAATCGTTGTACGAATATCATGCTGTATTCTGTGTCAGTTACTGCCTCTATAGCAGTAGCTTCGGCAGCTTCGGTTATCTCATCGTCAGGGTGAAACCCCATCAACCAGATGTCTTTATCAATAAACGTACCCGCCGCAATAAATTCATTAAGTGCGTAAAAGTAATCGTGAAATGCTTCAGGGTCTTTATCGTTAGCTAGGTCTACAATAATTACTAAATCAAAATTATCGTCGAACTGGGATATACAAGAATATAAGGTTTGATAAGAGTCATCATACTTAAATAAGATGGCAACTTTGTCGTCCATCCAAGCTTTACGAGCATACGGACACGGGGGTAAGTCGTTGTAAAACGAACTAGGCTTTTCCAACGCTTCTGTAGACCATTGTAGGATTTCTTCTACAATAGCTTTTTCTACAGGTTGGTTGTAAAAGGCTAAGTTCATGATTGTGTCACCGATCCCTTTGTTCGTTTACGTCGGTTGTTCATGACTTTGCCGCAACCTCTAGCTATGGCTGTACCAGCTTGTGATTTTCCATTAAATGGTCGTTTAGGTTTGGTAGAAATTACTCCACCGTCGCCTTTCTTTACCACTTTGGCGGCTTTGGTGTTTGAAACAACTTGCTTTCCTTTAGAGCCTTCGCGCTTTTTCTTACGAGCCGTCGAAGCCCTTTCAGACTTGCTAAGACTATTAGCTTTAGATCGAGGTAAGCACCTGTCAGGATTTTTTTTATTTTTTGAAGTACCGCATTTACCTGCGATATTACCTTGGCTGTCAATTCTGACCCAATCTTCATCGACCCAATCCTTCAACTTGCCCATTATTTCTTTTTCCCCTTACTTTTTTTCGCATAGTTAGGGTCTTTGCAGTATTTAGAAGCGGCCATGTTGGCATACGCACTAGGATAAGTGTCGAAAGTACGCTCGGCCCAAGCTTTTCCTTTGGGACATATTTTGCTTCCTTTGCTTTTAGAGGAAGCTTTTTTAGATTTTTTAGAATACGCCATGCGGTCACCCTAAAAATTTCTGCACAAAAGGTGCGATTATAATCAAGACCGCCAGTGCCCAAAGCTTTACGTCCAATGCCGATAAGGCGCTCTTATGTTCAGCTAAACGCTCTTCTATTCTCTGATACCTGAGATTGCACTCAGCCTCATGTTTTTCGAGTTTAGCTAATACTTCTTTCACTTCCATGTACTCATCACCACGCTTTACAAGACCAGTATCTGGCACTAAATTTATCTTTGGCCGTGTCACAGGAATGTCGTGCGCGGAAACTTTTACGGTTTTTAGGTTGGTCTTTTTTAATAGACATCTTAGGGTCCCCGAATCTAACAAGTTTAATCTCAGAGCCCTTTTTAGCCAAAACGGCACTCTTTTTCTTTGCACCGGGCGTTCTTTTTGGTTTGTTGTAACCTGCAAAGGTTTCTCCCCGGTACTTAATTCTCCCTGATGGAGTTCGAGTGACGTTCTTTGTAGTAGCCATGCTAACCCTCAGTTAAAAAACACCGTTACGTTGGTGACGTTGGTTAGAACAGCGAAACACCCGTCAGAAAACAACATTCCTTCATCGGGTAAGTACACGTTATCGTCAGTGTTATCGGCAAAAGCCAAGGTTAACTGAGTGGCACCATTAGCATCGTTGTTTTTTAATACCAAAGTGGGGCTAGACCCCGCTTGGTAATGGATAGCCTTAACGCGAGTCCGGCCTGCAAAAACAGAACCAGAAGCTGTCAAAAAGGTGGCCTTTACATCAGACGCCATGATTTACCTCTCTAGCTGTGAAACACCGTTACAGAGGTACAAGCCGTAAACACAGATATGTATATATCGCTTACTCTAATACCCTCATCCGGAATGTTCACAGAATGTGTATCTGAAGCGTCCAAGTCCATGTCTAGCACGGTTGTACCACCGTTACCGTCAGTAAAAGTGATGCGAGGCGATCCAGTAGTTGTTTTAACCTGAACCTGACGAATACGCGCAGGTCCAACACCGGCAGAGCCGGTGGCGGTTAATCTTTTTGATCTTACATCAGAACCAGCCATGCAAACCCCCTTTAAACGAGGTTAGCGTTTTGCTGATAAAGAACCGTTACTCGAATTTCACCAGCGTTTGTTGCGCCAGTAGTTGTCCAAGTGATTCTTTTGTCTGCGGTTCCTATGTCTGCCCAAGCCAATGCACCACCTGCTTCGGTAGTTGGATATTTACGTCCAGCACCAGAGGCTACAGTGATTGAAAAAGCGTTAACAAACGTAGCGTTACCGCCCACAGTATCACCAACACTCAATACCGCAGTAGCGTTGCCCATTGCTGTAGGACAATCAATTACGCAATCAATGATTTGTGAATTTGCTGGAATAACGACGTTAGTAACGTTAGCCGCAGAAGCACCACCTGCTAAAGAGCCGGTAGTAAACGATTGCGCCATTACGACTTGACCAGTGTTTTTAATGTTTGAACCAAGGGACGTACCCGTGGTTTCTTTGATGGTTCCGGCTTTAATTGGTCCGGAAAAAGTTGTAGTACCCATATGTATCTCCTGTCGTGGGTTATGTCAGACGCACCATGCGGCTGTCAGGGATACTGTCAGGATACAATAAGACTACACAAAAAGAAAGGGGCAACTTGCGTTACCCCTTCCGAGTCTACAGGGAGAAGTCAATATGAAATCGACAACTCCTTTATAGCACAGTTTACGCTCCGGGTGTACCGAAAACAGAACGCCAATCAGATACGCCAAAACTGTAACGCTCACGCGCTTTAAAACGCATGTTACCGGTATCGAAGTCACCTTCCATTGCCGTTTTAATAGGCGAACGGTTGAAGAACTTGAAGCCGTTAGGCGCGTCAGTTTTGATGAAGTATGCGTCTGAGTCAGTCAGGAAGTGGTTAACCACTGCTCCGTCAGGAATCATACCCATGTTCTTCATTGCATTGTTGTCGTTGTCAGCAGTGCCCGAACGCAAGTTAGAGTTCAGAACTCTTTCTGCGATGAACTGAAGCTCTTTTGGAATTACAAGCTTCATACCACGTACCGCGATTTTCAAACCACGCTCATCGGTCATACCAGCAATCTCAATCAGCATTTGCTCAAGCGAAGTTTCGTTGAGGTCAGCCGCTGTGGCGAGAAGGTTGCTCTGGTTACCAGATAAACTTGGGTGAGCCGTAGAACATAGTGCTGCACCATCACCAATTGCAGAAGCACCCGCCGTGAACGCATTGTTCAGGATAGCGGCAGCTTTGATCTGCTTGGTTTGAGCCATTGAACGAGCCAATGCCTTGGTGTAACGCGACGCTAGTCGGTCATACAAGTTATCTTCAATAGCTTCCTCAGTGATTGAGAACGCTAAAGCGATGGTTTCGTGAGTGTAACGAGCGGTATATGTCTCTTGTGCATCGTCAAAGTTGATGGCAGTGCCTTCACCTTTAACTGGTGCAGTTGAGAAACCACCAAGCATTACTTCCTCTTCAAAGGCTCTGTCCGA